GTTCTTCTAATGTCATAATAAAATCACCTGTTAATTATATAATTTATAACTATATTTAGTTATATTTTAAGTAGTAGTTTCAGTAGTTGTAGCACTTCCAACAGTTGCAAATTCATATATTAAATAACTAAATGTTACATCACCTGTAAGATATGAAGTATCACCAGCTTGTTGGTCGTATGATAAACCTGATAATGAAGTAGGATATAAATCTCTAAATCTTACTTCTAACACAGGATTATTTTTACTTGATAATATAGACAAAGTAGCGTCTGAGTATTGAGCACCAGCGTCAAATCCAGTATCATCTACCTTACCTGCTTCTCTACTATTTGCAGTTGCATTTGCAGTAGGAAATCTATCAGTACCAGCATTAACTAATGTTTCAAATTGTGTATGATTTTTAGGAAATCCTAAACCTGTTAACCAACCATGTATCTCACGATAGTTTTCTAAATTTTCATCTACAAGAAAAGACATATTTAAACTTGCATAAGTTAAAATATCACCAGGTATTGGTATGTCTTTTAGTGATGTTGATTGAGAAGTTTCACCTAAAGTAATGCCAGGCACATTTACAGATGTACAAAAAAATTCTACTTTAGGTAGTTTAATAATATTAAACTTAAACTGAGTAGCAGCTGCGTAATCTAATTTAGTAGGTTGTCTAGTAAGTGAATTTAATTCTGTCATGGTGTAATATCTATAGTGAGCATGTTTATAACTTCATCAAAATCAATAGTAGAATTTCCTACATGAGAATCTTCATCATTTGACCATGTTAAATATAAATCTAAACTTCCTATCTGTTGTTGATTATCACTACTAGATGATTGACCAATTTGTGATACACTTCTTCCTATTCTTGTATCAGAGTTAAAATAAAAGAAATTTTTATTAGGAGTTCTAGTTTCATCAATAAAAATTTCAGATTCATCTATTGGGTCTGAGGCTGGTAAAACTATTAGTTCTCTTATACCACTAGTATCATCGCCTGGTGTATTGTAAACAATCTCTTTTTTACCTACATTCATAGCGTCAAAACTTAATAAAGGTATTACTGTGCCAGTAAGCGAACCACTTACTGTAACTGAATCTTGAAACACTAATTTTCTTGAATATATACGAATATATCTATTTACAGGGTCTTGCCAATAATCAGTAAACTCTTGTAATGCTCTGTCTGTAATTGTAATTGCCATAGTACTATTTATACAAAACTCTAGGGTCCAATTCTCCAGGTTTAATAAATATTTTTGCACCATCAAGAGCCTTTGCATGATTTCTATACTTATCTTCTGTAGATAAACATATTCTAACCTCTCTTTCCATTCCCCCATGTTCAAAGGTTACAATCTGAACCTCATCATCATAATTTAATGTAGATGTTGGCAGCTTAGTTTTAGTTCTAAATTTAAGTACCCATTCTTGATAAACCCAATTCCAAAACAATACTTTACTATGATTTTTTTCAGGAATATATGTATGTTTTTTATAACCAAATACTGTAAGAGCTCTTTCACCCCACCAAGTGTCTGTTCTTAAATATTCCCAATGGTCATTTTTTAATGCCTTCATTATAACAGGTGTACAGTTTTCTACATCAAATGCTTCATTATTTTCATAACAATATGCACCAGTTTTTGATACTTCTCTTAATTCTTTAGTAGAAGTCTTTAATCCCATAAGTTTATCTTCATAAAACTCATCATCACTTTCTAATGCCATTTTCATTTCATTATGATTATCTATAATACCTAAATGAAATCTAATTCCTATAGGAAACTGCCCATAATGATGAAGATGTGTCTCCTCATACATCCATTTTGTGAACCAAGGGTATACTGTTTTATCTATTTCTATCATGTCATATTAATTGTAAGTGATAGTCTAGGACCATCTGTGTCATCTACATAATGTTTAGTAAACTTAGGTATATGTATAACATCTCCAGGTCTTACTGTAACACTTTCTGTTTCGCCTAATACCCAATAAGAAGTTCCATAGATTTGTTTTACATATACATCATATGTATGGTCATGACTTTGAAATCCTCCTTTACCTTGTTTACTCATATACAAGTTACCATGTACAGGAAAAAAAGAAAAACTATCTGATATTGCACTTTCTAACATTCTTAAATCATCAGTTAAATCAAAAACACTAGACAATATTAAAGTATGTCCAAGTTCATAAACTTTTTTTACTTTAGTATATTCTAAAAAACCTTGGGCATCAAATATTCCTCTATGTTGTGATTGACCATCATATGAATTAATAACTTCTACACTAGGAACACTATCATGAAATTGATGAGGAAATCTTCTTCTCATTTTAAACATTTCAAAAATATTTTCTTCAGTAAGGTCTATTTTATATTCTTTTAAAAGGTTATAAAAATCTTTATCTATTTCCATTCTAATTGTCCTCCATCTCTAACAAATGAATACCAACCAGTCATTATCATTTTTTCTGTTTTATGACTAGGTAATCCTCTATGAGTATGTGTAAAGTCTGAAGGCCAAAATAAATGCAATCCTTTTTCAGGTTTCATTTTATATTTTTGATATAAAAATGCAGTTTCACCACCATCTTCACATTCATTTAAATAAGTCATCCACACTAACATTCTTCTTGATGAAGATTCACAGGCTCTTTCACAATGCCAACCACTATAACTTCCACCTTTAGGATATTTTTGAAAATTAAATTGTGCATCCATCTTAAATGCACCTCCATTTCCTAAAGTTTTATACTGATTTAAATACATATTTAAGCATGATTGAACGGCATCCAAATACACATTCATACATTCAAGATTCATTGTAGGCCAAATTAATCCTTGTTCAAAACATTCTTTAACATCATTAGTCTCACCATCCCAAATTCTAAGTTCTTCTTTTCCCGAATCCCACGATGTTGCAGGAAATAAATCAAGACCACTAGACCATTCTATTATAGGGTCTATAATTTCATCAGGTATATAATAACCGCAAATAAACTTATCTTTTTCTTTATTAATTTCGTGTTCTTTAAACATATTAAAAATAATTAAAATTTATATTTACTCTTGACATTTCATCAGTACAATTTGTACTTTGATGTTCTTTATGAGCCTCAAACATTAAAAGTCTGTTTGCAACACTTTCTATTTTTGTGCCATCATTCAAAATAGTAAATCCATCATTCGTATTTATGTAAAAAATAGCTGCCTTATGTTCATATTCATAGTCTATGTGCGGAGCATGTATTATTAAATTATCACTTCTAGTATATAGATTTGCCTTAATTCGCAACAAAGCTCTTGGGTTTATTTTATCTACTATTGGTATTATAGGATTTGAAAAATTTGAAACAATAGTATGACCACAATGAATATGATGTATAAAATATGTGTTATTTTTATCATTACCATTCACAACACTCATACACCAAGGCATTTGGTCTGAAAGATAAATCTTTTGAATTTCTTCTAAATGACTTTTTTCTAGAAAATTATCAATAATCTTGTAACTCATTCACTTCACCAGTTTTATAATATATTATATAGTTATTTATACAAAAAGAAAAGGGGCGATGTAGTAAAACTAGTCGCCCCAATTCGTTTACTCTTTCAAGTAAGGATTACATTAAGTTTGCAACCTGTACTCTACGGTAGTATCTGTTGCTGTTTGCAGAACCAGCGCCGTTAATAACAGCAGCGTCGCCTGTACCAGCTTCAGCAAATGGGTTAGCTTGTAAACCATATCTGGTTTTAAACCCAATTTTTGGTTGGAAAGTATCTTGACCAACAGCACGGACCATTTGTAATGGTACATACGGACAGTAGAATAAACCACTATCATATGGTGAAGTTCCTTTATAACCTACTACAAAGTATTGTTTAGCAGTGTTGTTTGCAGAATATGGGTCAATATAAACTTTATATTTACCATTTAGAACACCAGCAAAAGTGTTACCTGTGTCATCAACAGAAAGATTGTTGTTTAACGCAGGAGCGTAATCAAGAACACCAGCCATTTGAAGTGCAGAAGCAACATCAGATGAACAGATAATCAAATTACCTTTCCCTCTACGAGTTCTTTGTGCAATAGCATTTGCCTCTCTTTCTACTTGGAACATAAGACCTTTGAATCTTTCAACACTCCAACGACCGTTAGAATCTGTATCAAGGTCAAATATACCTTCAGTAGTTGTATTAACTGTACCTGTGTTTGCAGAAGCACCTTTTTCAGCGTTAGCATAGATAGTTCTAACTACTTCACGGTTAATCTCAGCAAGAATTTCACTTGATAAAATATTAGCAAGTTCAGTTTCAGCGTCAAGTCCATGAATTGCTTTAAGGTCTTGTGCAAGTTCCATTGTGTACTCAGCTTTTAACGCTCTGCTTCTTGCCGTTACAGTTGATTTCTCAATTGAGAACGCCATTTCAGCAAACGCATTACCTGAATCTTCACCTAGACTTTCAGCAGCCGCTGTAGTCATACCTGTACCAGTTGTGTGTGTACCAGCAGGTGAATCGTTTAACAATGCAGGGTTTGTTCCACTATGAGCAGTAGTTGAGAAACCATCAACAGCAGAACCAGCCGCATTACGACCAGAAAAGTCTGTATCAGCTTCATCAAATAAAGCCTCTGTGCCACTCATACTTGTATATCTAGAACGCATAGCAAAGATAAGTCCTGTAGGACCTGTCATTGGTTGTACGCCACAGATATCATAAGCAATAAGATTTGGCATAGCTCTTCTTACTAGAGAAATTAGGATTGGATCCCAATTCGCAACATCACTACCTGTATTGTTGGTAGGTGTTTCAGTAAGGAAAGCTTGGTCTTCTTTAAGAGCCCTTTCTTGGTTCTCTAAGATGACCGATGTAACGGCACGCTTATAACTATCCTTTACTTCAGGAAGTTCTGGATGGTCTAAGACTGGCTGCCATTTCTTTTCATAAGTTTCCGATAAGTACATATCTTCTTCTCTCCTCTCTTTAGTTACTTAGATATTTTAATATCTTTTGTTCTACTAATTGCGTTGGTGTATGCAGCCATAGCATCCGATAAATCAACATTAGATTCATCGCCCTCCGCAACATCATCTATATCTGCCGAAGCAGACTTCTCAGCTTTTTGCTCAAAGTAGGACTCTTTAATAGTCTTTACTTTTTGTGCAAAATCTTCTTCAGAAGAATACTCAACGCCTTCTACGAGACTGTCGAATTTTTCCTTAGCAGTATCTGCCAAGTCTTTTGAATGTTCATCAATGATTTCTTGTCTTTTGTAAGAACCATTAACTTTATTCATTTCAACATTCTTCTCAATTTCTTCGTTAAGTTTTTTCTCTAAGTCTTCAATCTTAGAAGCTTGGTCTTCAAGAACATCATATTTCTCATCTGGCACATCAATGTAATGGTCTTCAAATAATTTTTTAAGACCACCAATGAAGTCCTCAGCGATTTCGCCCTTGATACCTCTTTCTAGTGCTAACTTATTTTCTTTCATCCATTCTTCAACAACATAGTTCAAGTATGAATCAACTTTTTCAGTTAGTTCAGATTTAGATTTTGAGATTTCTTCTTCAAATTTAGTATCGTATTCTGCTTGTAATCTTTCTTGTTCTGCCTTAACTTTAGAGTTAATTGCAGCTTCAAAGATTGTAGCAGCTTTTTGTTTAAATTCTTCAGATAGGTCAGCGTCTCCTACTAAAGCGTCAATGTCTTCTCTAACATTGATGTCTTCACAATTAGAAGCTTTCAAAGATTTCTTTTTATATCCTTCTTTTTCCACTTCTTCTTCTTCAACATCTTTTTTGACATCTTTTTCTTTAGATTCAACAACCTCATCTTCAGAATCAGTTTCTTCATGGTATCCAGCTTTCAAGTGAGATGGTTCCCCAGCTACTTGAGCAGACTTAGATACTTTATCTGAAACTTTGTTGACTTTCTTCGTACCGTCTGGATTACTGTCTGTAGGTTTAACTACAGGTGCGCCTAAATCTTCAGCGTCATTTGAAAGATGACTAGGTTCAGCTGCAACAGCATTCTTTTTAGGAGCGTCAGCGTCTGGATTTGCTGAAGCTTCTACGATAGATTCAGTCTTGTTTTCTGATTCTGCCATTGAAAATCTCCTCTTTATTTATTTTATAGTACTATAAACTCCAAACTTTTTTCGAGTTCAGATAATATTTATAATATTATAGTTTTCTAATAAACGAATCAAAGAGTTCTAGTTTTTTTTCTTCTAGATTTCTTTTCTTCGTGTTAATCACTTCCATCTTCCACGCCTCAATGTCTTTCTCGACAAGGAGACCGTTGTCCCATACCCATTCTTTACCTTCCATAATGCCTTCTACGAAAGCGGCCGGCGCCGATGGGTCAGCAACGATATCAGCGGCGGTCGCTAACATGAAATCATCTTTCACATAGTTTGCACCGTTGCGTTGTTGGATAGAACCCATTCCCCTTGATGATACTCCTAATTGAGCACCCTCATCAATAAGACCTTTTACAATCTTACCGTAGGGCGTGTCCATGATTTTAGCTTCACCAATAAAGTTATCACCATCTGGATAAAGTTTCTTAATCATATGAGAAACCCTTTCTAGATTAACAGTTGGTCCGTCAGGATGACCTAACTCACCAAAAGCACGATTTTTATTGATAAATTCTTTGTTGTATCTTTTTACTTCTTTCATCAAGATATCTTTAGGGTAAACTCTACCATTACGATTCTTGATGTTAGACTGTAAAAAAACACCTTTAATCTTGTATTCTTTCTTGCCGTTCTTGTCTTCTTCTACAAGATACTCGGCACTTGATACTTCTTCTGAAATTAATTTCATAAGT